CGACTTGAATGTGATATTTATTATCAACCGCTGCCTTTGCATAGCTCATACTGATCGCGTTATTCGCCAAAATAAGCGTTGACTCCATATTGTCACCGCTTAAATTCCTAGCTGCTCCCTGATAATTAAAACTTAGATATTGATGATTAATACCATCTAAAACAACAGGCTCATCATATTTACCGTTCTGAAAACGATTAGGAGTTAACCCAACTGGATCACCACCACTCGCAGTCGTGATATGAATGAAGTTCGCTAAAGCAATGATGCTCATAAACCTAACCTTGCTCTCTGGCTACGTGAGTTTTTTAGATCTTTCATTGTGTTAGCTCTACCCGCTGATGCACCGGCCATCGCTGCACTATTAATAATCTGTGGAACAGCCGAGCGAGGCACGTACTCATCGCCATTGAAGTTAAGAGTAGGACCGGTGTAATTAACTGTGACTTCTCCAGACCCTCCACTAGAGGAACTTCCACCAACACCGCCCGGAACTACTGAGCTACCACGATGACCCGCTTGGAATCTGGAAAGACTAGACGCAAGCTTAGATTCAGGAATGACGTATTCGCCTTCGCCACCTTCTCCGATTACAGCATTTGTAGGACGGTCTACGTATCCTCCCTTTGCGTAACCCATACTTGGAGCATTTACATACTGGAATGAAGCTGTACCTCCGGGGGATAAGTCAACAGCAGATGCCGTCGTTGATGTCGCGGCTCCGGCAAACATCTTGCTAAACAATCCAATAAATCCCTTCGTGATTTGTCCCGCTGCCATGTCAGCCGCATGTTGAAGCATGGCATCAGCAACACGATTAAGCATCGCTGCCACCGCATCACCAATACTCTTCGTACCTCTAACAATTCCTTTCACTGCTTCCGCGAAACCATCAGCTAATGCTTCAGATACCATGCGTAGCTGCTCTACTGGATTCTGTAAATCCTTCAATCTCTTCGCTGCGTCTTGTTGTAACTCCTTAAAGGCAACACTGTTAGAAACTGTCTGATCTTCTAACGCTTTTAATGCTCTAATTTTGTCTTCTATCTCAGTTAAGTCTCTTCCTTCAAATTGGAGTTGTATCTCTGCTAGTTCTCTCTGTATTTCGGCTTCTTTTTCTCCGAGAGCTATACGATCCTTTTGGAACTGCGTATCAATCTTGAGTCTGTCCTCAATCTGCTTCCATGCGACAGCTTGTTTTGCAAGTAAATCGTTTTCATCCTTGATGTCTTTCTTACTCTTCTTTCTGACTGTTTGTTTTCCTGTCAATATGGCTAGTTCCTGATCAAGATCTCTTCTTTCTCTATCTGTTAGACCAATTTTAGTTCCTCCCTTAAATTCAATACTGAAATTAGTTAATCCTGTTTTATCAATCAGACTGTCTAGGGCCAACTGGGCTCGAATAGAAGCAATAACAATGCCATTAATTTTATCAACTACCTTCGTAAAGAACTCCAATAAGTCAGTAGCTTGATTTTGGAATTTAGCTCCTAAAACCATACTTAACTTACCAAAACTTGCTTGTAAGTTTTCAACTGCTGTATTCAATCTCATGCCAGCATTTGCATAACTTTCAGCCAGTTTTAAAGCAGTTTGTTCATTATTTTTAAGTAAATCTTCTCCTAATTTAAAGAAGTCTTTTAGCGTAACTTCACCTTGTTCCATCGCCTTATCTAATTCCTTCATTGATATATTCATCGACGCTGCTAGATCAGCCATAAAGCCCGGAATCCGTTCTCCTATCTGGCCTCTCGCCTCTTCAGCCTGTAATTTTCCCTTCGACAGGATTTGGCTAGCGGCTAACATAACGCCCTTAAATTCTTCTAATCCTTTACCACTTGCCAGCGTTCTAGCTAACAATCCTTCCATCAAATTACCGGTATCTTCAACACCAAATCCGGCTGCATCTGCTGATGCTTGAAGTTGGGTAAATCCTTTCAATAATAATCTTTGAGAAATACCATATTTCTTAGATAATGTTGATACTTTTTCTAGCGAAGTATTATAACTTTCTTGATCAGGAACAACACCTGTTAATGCAATTCTCATGCGGTCCATTTCAGCCGCGACGTTGGCTGATGCTCTAGCAAATTCAACCAGAGCGACGGTTCCTTGGACAGCCGCAGCTACGGCAACACCAATACCTCCACCTGCTAGACCACCGCCGCCGGATGCGCCAGCAAATCCACCAACAGCTAAAGGCGCAACACCGGGAATTAAAGCGGAGGAAGCTAGCGCGCCTCTACCTGCTGCTCCCATAGCTCCCTTTTTACCTAAATCTTTGAAGCTTCCTAATAACCCACCTGTTCGCGCAGGTTTGGCGAGTTCTTCTCTAAGTCTTACGACATTTCCAAAAGCATCTTTAGTAGCTTTCTTTGCTGCTTCAAATTGCCTAGTTAAAGCCTCTGCCGGTTGTCTTCCTGCTACTAACTCCCCGTTGATTTTCTGTTGATGTTTAAGTTGTTGTGAAAAAGCGTTGAATCCTTTGACCTTTTCTTGATTAATTTGTTTGTGGAGATCGACTTCTCTATCCGACATCAAGGCTTTATTTATTGTCTGATCTTGTTCTTTCGTTGTTGCTTGTAAAATCTGTTCACGTAATTTTAGTTGTTTCTTTTGACCCTCTAAATTTGATTGAGCTACCTCGTTTATTTTCTTTTGATGTGTTGCTTGATCAACAAGTTCTTTATTTGTGTTAGTTATTTTGTCGTTTATTTTGCTGTTAGTTCTTAAATACGCTGTAGCAAATTTTAAGAAGTTATCACCTGCTGTCTTTGGTAAGAAACCTTTTGAAAACTTTGCCCAAGGCTGCTCCTTTATAACTTTGTCTAAGTCTTTTAATTGCTTCTTAGATGTAGCTTGATGCTTGTTTACGTTCTCTATTGCTTGTGCATATTTATCTTGAGATCTCTTTGCTGTCTCACCGAAATTTTCGACAATACTTTGTTGCTGCTTTATATCTTGATTCAACTTCTTAATGTGAGCACTCATAGCACTCTGTCCAATATCAAATAATCCTTGGGTGGCTACGCTCTGTTTCTTTTGTCTTTTACCACCTCCAAAAACACCCGCAGCTAATGGGATAGCCGCGCCGGACATACCACTACTATCTCCACCACCTCCAGACGTTCGCGCATCTACTCTTACAGTTCTGTTTAATCCACGAATACGTGCTTCAAGTGCGCTGATTGCTGACATAGCAGCGCGGGTATCGACTTTTATTGCGTTACGACGACCAAGACCTTTGAGTGTTTTCTCTAAACTGACCGCTGCAATGTTGATCTGCTTAAAGCGGTTCTCTAACTTTTTTAAGTCACCTTTATTCTTTACATTGATCTGAATATCGGCTGCGTAAATTGCCAACGGTCTAACTCAACTAGGTTGTTTTAACACTTTAGCGTCGTCTAGCCTTTTTCATAGCTTCCTCTTGCTCTTGATTGATGATTGAAAAATATGCAGACCAAGCTAATAACTCTTGAAGAGTGATGTTTTGATAAAGCTGTTGGACTGTCATGCCTAATTCCTTCGCGACTCCGAAGGAAAGCATCATAAAATTATCCTTCCGGAGTTGCTTTTCTAGTTCTTTTCATGTCGGTTGGGGCCTCCTCTTCGTCAGTGTCGCTAATCACTGCAAGCATGAGGGCTTGGACATCCTGTTCTTTGCATAAATGCTTTAACTCAGCGATATGACTGATGTTGAAGCACTTCTCGCCACTCTTATCTTGTGCTTTGTTGACTAGGAGTTGGAGAGCAAGAGTATTTGTGTCTTCGGGATTCTTTGCTTGGGATTGAGCTTTCTCGCGCTCAGCCATTGTTAATGGTGTGCAATAAAACTCAATTGTTTTGCCGTTAGTTAAGACAACAGTTCTTTTTGACGCTTTTAGATTGGCTGCTTTCTTTAGATCGTCGATCAGACTCATAGGTACTTAATTAAGTTACCTAATTATAAGCATAAAAAAGCCTCCCGCAGACAATAGGAGGCTTGTGAACATTCCTAACTTAGTTTAGTTACCAAGTAAATGAGTCGGTTGCCCTGAAAGACTAAAGGTTAATGAACCGATAATTACGTCTTCGGGTGTGACATTCAAGCTAAATCCCATGATTGAGATAGGGGCTTGGATGTAAAGGCTGTCAGTGAGGCTTGGGTCAGCAGTTGTACCAACAGTGTTGATAAACAAACGTACTTCTGCGCCGTCCTGATTCCTTCTCATGCTGTTACCGAGTAAACGGTTAGCAAGATTGGTTTGGTCATCAGTGAACTGGACTTCCATTGAACCTGACCCAGAGGCAAAACCGGCTTGCATTGTTCTAAATGAAGCTAGTGAACCTGTGGTGTTAACAGCACAAGGTAGAACTGTGGTATCAATCTCTTCTCTTGATAAATCAATGGAGAAGGATTTCACCTGACAAATTGCAGCAAATTCCGCGTAGTCAATCTTGATGTGATTGACGCTGGTATTTCCTGAGTCTGCTGAACCTGTACCGCCGTCACCGGCGAGGGTAATAGCAGTGCCACCGGCTGATGCTGATACGTCAATTGTGGTTGCTGTTTTTGCAACAACGTAGTAAGTCGTACCTGCGGTGAGGTTGGCATCAATATGTCCAGTGCCTTGGGCAGTGAACTTAACTGGGTCGTTTACACGAAAGTCGTGATCAGATGGAACCGTGATTGAGGTTCCGGCGGGGAAGTCGGAGTAGTCCTTTAGGCAAAATTCTGTAGACGCTGGCTGAAACCAAACGCTGCCATCAGTGCCAGTCAGAACTTGACTTGAGCAAGAAACTGGTATGGGTCTAGCTCTTTATAGAAAGAGTCGAAACAACAGCGGGGGCGTTTGTACGCGGGGGCTCGTACTTAATTAGATTCTAACTTAAATGAGTTGCTTTGAAAGGACAGCTAATGCTTGCCATGTAATGAGGCTTATCTGATAACGCGGCAAAATTAGGGCCATTTATTTCTCCAACTCTGCCATAACTGCCAGTTGAAGGATGAGGGCTACAAGTATTTAGATTATTGAGCGCAGTCATGACAGACGTAATCATCTCTTGCGCTCTTGCGGGTCCGATGTTTTTAGGTGTGAAGCATTCAACAATGACTACTCCGCGAAGGTTCTCCAGACTCGCACCCAAATTTATTTCAGTTGTACCTGTGAAATTAACTCGAATTAGAGCGTACTCAGTTGTTGCGTCATCATCGGTATAAGTTTGGTTATCTCCGTAGCAAGAG